GGGATCAGCGACTGAAGTAAAATTTTGGTAAGGGTATACAGTCTTGCCAACCATTTTGAATGACCCATCGGCGTTTTTAATAACTGCACCCTTAGCATCGGTGGCTTTTACTTTTACGGGTTTGCCTATATTTCTGATGGCCTTATTAATTTTGCTAATATTCTTTGCCGCTATTGGTGCATTTTTAAACATCTCACCAAATATTTCACCAGTGTGAAGGGCAAAATCACCAGATTGCTCTCCCATTAGAACACTTGCATAATATGGATTTTCTGTGACCAATGCCTCATTTAGCTTACTTCTTGTTGGCCCTATATCGCCTGCATAGCCTTGGCCGGGGACATCTGTGAATTGGAAACCTGCCAAAGATGGCACTGGCCTTTCAAATTTCTCACCAGAAACGCCAGTCACTAAATGGCGTCCGGTTGTGTCTCCAACAATGCTCATAAGCGTCTTATCTTTAAGATCCCCAATGGCTATCCGCGCCGGGGGGATTAGCTCATCAGACATAAAACCTTCACTTTGATGCTGGCTCAAGACATTGGGCTGTACACTTTTCACACCAGTGGTTAATCCTGCGGGAGGGACAACGGGAAATCCGGCGACTTCCCGAGCAGACGGTATATCCGAGAGCCGTTCAGCTATTTGAGAGCCATCCCTGCTATACCCTAATATATCTTTTAAAGCTCCAAACGCCTCCTCGATTTTGCCAGAAACATTTGCTCCCCTTAATGCAGCTCTAAAAAACGACATTATTTATTGACCTTCTTGCCATAGCCAGACGCACGAATGGCTTTGCCTTGGCGCTCGGCCGCGGCCTTGGTCTTATAAGTCTTGCCAGACTTGCCCCACTTGTAGCCGCCTTTGACTTTACGAACCGGCATACTAATAATCCAGTTTGGGACCGCCGTGGCCTAATATTTCGTCCATGACTGAGCGCATGTCGCCGCCGCCATCCATCTTGATGACCTTGACCTTGACGCCTTCTTCCTCTTCTTCGCCAATGCCATATTCCATCTGGTGGCAGAGCAAAAGGAAATTGACAAGCTGGTCGTCACTCAGCTCCAAGCCTTCGCTGTCATGGGCAAAGCCCATCTTCTCTACAAAAAGATCAGCGTTTTCTTCCATGTTTTCTACGTTGACTTCAGCCATGATTATATCCCTTCTTTCCGCAGATTTTCCAAATAACGCTGGAAACCTGGGTCTTTCTTTGATGCCCTCATTGCAGCCATGTTGTCTTCGGGGGCAGCGGCTCCCGCCATTGGGCCAGCGGCTCTCGGCGCTAGGCCACCCGGCATCATTGGGCCACCAGATCCCGGCATTGGGCCAGCGGCTGGGGGCATTGGGGCTCCTGATGCTTGCGCTGCACTTTGCCCCATGCCGGGGTCTCCCGGCAGTGCACCAAAGTATTCCGGCTGTACTGGTGCTCCTGATGCAGATTCCAGATCAGGGTCTACTGTGCTCAAGACACGGGATTGCATCTCTGGGGGAAGATTATCAAAGATTTGTTGAACTTCTGCCACATCGCCGGGGTAAGTCCCGGCGTTAATAGCCGCAATAATTTCCTGAAGTTGCGCGATTTGATTATCCATCTCGCTTGGGCCTTGACGCTCCGGTGGCATCCCGGTCTGCACTGGTGCTCCTGATGCTGCCTCCTCTGCAGCCATAACGTAGTCCATATCCTCTGGCGTCATCAGCCCTTTATCGTATGTATCGCTCATAATATATCTCCTTGGGATTCTAGAATTGCTTTCTCTCGTTCGATCTGCAGCTCGGCCTCTAGCTTTTTGACCTTGGCCTCAAGGTCCGCTTGAACTTTTATCTGGGTTATCTCTATCGAAGACTGGGCCTTGGCCTGATTTATCTGGGCGTCGTTCTGGGCCTTGGCTTGGCTGATCTGGATATCCGATTGGGCCTTGGCCTGGGTCGATGAGATTTCTGCCTCAGTTTTGGCTTTCATCGCCTCGGCTTCTAGCTTGGCCAGCTCTTGAGCATATTGAAGTGGATTGCCCTGCTGGCCCTGCTGGCCAAGGTTAACGAGAGAACGGATCTCTTGCATCTTCGGAGCCATCTGCACAACTTGAGCAGCTCTCTGGCTTATTATCATGTCCATCTCAGGATCAATATCTTCCATCTGGAATTCTTTATCCCGGATGTCAGGGAGATCCGGCAACGGCACGCCAATGCTGGACTGCATCCTAGATCGATAAAGCAGCGCCACATGCTCTGCGATGTGGGCAACTAAAATTGGCTGCATCGCTTTGGCACCGGGATTTCCCGCCAGCGAAGGGTCGCTCATAAACTGCATGTGCACTGCGATGTGGGATTCGTGATCCTGCTCTGGGAAGGCGCGGATAGCCTTGCCGTACAGGACCGAGACATTCTCATCAATTGGATCAATCCGGGGGGCCTCTTTAGGCTTTTTGAGGATCTCGTCGATGTTGGGAACCCGGATGGCTTCGTACATTCGCTTATAGGCTTCGTACATATCGTGCAGCTGAGGGGCTGCATTGGCCATTTGCAGAACTGCTTGGCCCTGTGCGATGCGCTGGGATGTAGAAAATATGTTGGGGTCGCTGACTGGGATAACGTCAATGCGAGAGTCAAAATCGGAGGGGCTTATTATAGCGTTGGACCCTGAGATTGAAAACTTTGTGGATTCTGGGAGGTGCTCGGCATTCAACGCGGCCAGCATCTTGAACTCTTGGCCTTGCGAGTAGTGGAGACGCTTGTGGATTGCGGAGAATGATTTGCTGCCCTGCTCGATCAAAGCCACTGTGGAGCCGACCGGGGCGTTGGGGTTAACGTCGCCCACGTTCAAATCAGCGGTGCTGGCAAATCGCTGGCCAATCTCGGCAATATATCCGAGCAGCTGATACAGGACCGAGGATGGCTCCTTAAAGGGTAGCGGCATCACCGCCTTTTTCACGTCGTCCACTGTGGCGTCTAGGTCAACAAACTCGCCGGGGTTAACGTCGATCTCGCCGCCACTCACTCGGCCTTTAAGTTTAAAGCCACCCTGCATGTTGGAGAATGCCGCGGAATCTAGGAGGGCTCGCAGAGACCCAGTGGCCGCTTTGCCCAGACCGCCAATAATGTGATACAGACCGAACCCGTAAAATCCTAAGCCGGGGAGGAATTTGTAACTTACAAACCAGTCGCGGCGTATTTTCCGCTCGTCATCCTCTTTCCAGTTTCGCCGGACACTGACAACTTTCTCGGAATCGTAGTCTACTGTGACGACGTATGGCAGCGCGACGGCATTTTCATCATCGTCATCATCATCGTCATTGTCTTCAAAATTTTCGTAGACGTGCATTTCGAGAAGGTTAATTACCTCGTCGTGATCAGCATCGCCATACGGATCGACACCTTCAACCTCCGCAGAAACATCGCCGCTTGGGTCATAGGCATTGCCAGTATATTCAGTGGGAAGATACCAGCCAGCGGCGACATAGCGATTGTAATCATTTTTGGGGATGCGGATCAGCTGGGTGTATCTTGGCGACGTGTACAGGTCTTTGCTCTCTGGAGCGACGACGAAATCCTCAGCCTTAACAAACTGGGAGCACTGACGATCTAGGTTGGCGTCCCACCAAACTTTTTTGAATGTCTGGCCCACGAGGGGAAGGTGAAACAGCATTTGATCCAGGTCGGGGAAATACTCAGGCATCTCCTGCGTGATCTGGTAGTTCATAAATTCCCGGACGCGGCGAGCTTGGTCTTCGGTTTCCTCGTCCGGCTCGCCGACAATCGTCGTCTTGACTGGGCCACCGGCGGGGTAAAGCTCTGCGATTGCGCGCGCATTGAATTGGGTGGCAGCTTCCGCGATCAACGGATGAACAACAACGCTCAGGCCGCGAGTGGCGCGTTCATCTTCACCTTCCTGCAGACCGCCGTCTGGGTCCAGCGTCTTTAAGCCCTTCTTGTATCTCTGCTCCCATTGATCACGGGAGGAGCGATCGGAGTTATACAGGCCAATCAGCAGAGCTGCTTTCTCGTCCAGATCTTTCTCGGGAATGTCATTTGCTATATTTGAATCAAAATCACTCTCATCATCGTCAACCAAGTCGAGATCAGCGGAGCCAATCAGAACTTCATCATTGGCGATTTGCTCTATTTCTAGAGAGTCGAGCGGGTCTGAGGTGGCAAATGGGATGGGCGATCTAGCCATATAAACTTACCTTTTGTTTTGGCTCGTAGTCTTCGTCCTCATAATCCTGTGAGTGAGTTACGAACCATCCTTTTCTAAGCCTCAGCCAAGCCTGTGTGCAAGTGTCAACTATATCGTCATTGTCCCCAGCAGGAAAGGCCGCACATATGTCAATCAAATTCTTAGCCCATTTCTTATCGGATGGAAACCAAATTCTGCCATCCTCAAGCAAAGCAGAAGAGGCATGGGCACGAGCCTCTTTGTCCCGGTCGGGCGAATACTCCAAGACCGGGATGCCAGCCATCCTTAGATCTTGCAATAGGCTTTGGCCCGAGGCTTTCTTTTCGATCAGGACTGCGTCCGGTTCATACTCATAATATGACTCTTGTGCAATGAGTCTCAACTCAGGGTATGTCACCCGGTCGTACCACATATCAAGGACAATGGCATTGACCTGACCTTGCTTGCGGAAGACACCCCACGTTGTCCTGGCAGAATAAGATGATTTTTCCTTGGTGCTGAATGCCGTGTCCCACGACTGGATAACGTATTCAACCTCTGGCAAATCCTCTTTCTCCCAGGGCACCCACCATTCAGCCCTCAAGATTCCCCCGCCTTTGGGCATTGGTCTTTGCTGCAACTGTCCTGCTGAGGCGTAGCTTCCGAGGGATTTGTCGAGGCTGTCGAGGGTGGCCTTGTCAATTCTTTCTGGCCAAAGAAGCTCGCCTTCTTCTGTGCGAGGATCTGTAAAATAGAGCGACGACTGTGTCGGGGTGGGGTGGCCGATTTCGTATCTAGCAGGTAAGCATAAATGATCCCAATCATTATTTTCATTCGCC